ACACGTCATCGACGATATCTTTAACAACTGGCCACTGGTTCACCATATTTTTGTGGATCATAAAATTTACCAAAATCATCGAAATATTATCGGTGCTGACTCTTTCTGGTGTCATTTCCAACATGACCTTCACGACATTCTCTAATCTCTTGCGCTTCATTCCTGCATCCTTCCATCAAAAATAGCTTGGCTGTTGTTCTCGTTTCTTATGATCTCACCAGTATCTTGATCCTCGTACTCAACAAAGTCATCCCCAGCATCAACCACAACTAAATCTTTCGGCATAACCTGTGGGATGTAGAGGTGTTCGCTACAAGTGACGGCAGGCTTGCCCTTGGCGCAGCTCCACGTTCCATTCTGCTCTGGCGTCACATGGCTGCACGTCCGACAGCTAACCTCTGGTATCTTGCACCCGTGACACACAGCCCAGTAGCTACAGAACTTGCACTGCCAGTTGCTTGCGTCTTCGTGCAGCTTGGATGGTGGTGTGGCGGCAAAGATAACGCGCTCTGCTTTAGCCAGAAGTGCTTTGGCCTCTGGCTTGTCTAACTTGATGCGCTCACCGTACATATGATCTGTGTTTTTATTAACGGCAAAAAAATAGCATCTGTCTATATCGCCCAGATACATACCGATTTGGCATTGCGCCCAGTAGACAGGCTTGCTCTTCTGGCACCCTAAGTTCTTCAGCGCCTTAAAGTTCTTCTCGTTCATCGTCTTGAACTCTAAAGTGTGTGGCTTCTTGCTTTCGGCAAATCCTTCACCAACGCCGTCAAGGCTCAATGCAAAGTGACCTCCGCATCCCTCGAACCTAATCTGCTTGCCTGTGTCTGGATCGCGGTCCCAGACCGTAACGCCAACCGCACGAAGGTTTGCCACGATCCGATCCTCTTCGCGGTCGCCCGTCTCGAACAGACGCAACATACGTCCATCAAAAGTGGGCGACCAAGCATGTCGAAACTGATACCAGAGTGCGCGGCTACACTCATTTCCAATCTGTGACCCACCAAGATGCGGCCTGTGTTCGTTTTTTCGTTTGACCTTGTAATGGTCATAAACCGCATCAATGGTTTTGGTGTTGGAATATATATCAAGTTTCATGCGGTTCTCCGTTATGTGCTTTGTGCGAATATATCTCGAACCAAGTTTTTCATTTTCTTTGTGCGGAAAAACCCCAAATGCTCTGGGTGGCAAACCATGTATAATCTTGTGAACAAAGCAATGTAGTCGTTTCGTATTTTAAAATCATCGCCTATCGTCACAACCGTAGTCTCCCAGCGAACCCTGTTTACAATGAACCAACCACTTAAACGCTGGTGTCCATTCCTTAATGCTTCGCTGGTAAACCGCTCAAATAAACGAAAGAAATCTGGGTTCTTTTTATGCCAGATTAACCAATCTCGCCCCAGCTTGCTTTCCTTCATAATTTCATAAAAATCTTCTTCTGTGTGTGTTACTTCGTCAGTCATTTTTTCCTCCTAAAAATGTAAAATGGGGCGCATCACACGCCCCATCCTTTAATAGAATTACTTCTTCCAAGGTGGTGTGCTTGCTCCAGCAGATGCCGTGGCAGCTACTGGCGCAGACATCGCCGTTACGTTCCCAGAGGCCGCGTCATAGCCTTTGATCTCGTTAGACGCTCCGTATTCGCCCTGTGCAGGTTTAACCGCCAGCTTAATCATAAGAGGCTTGTCCATTAGCTCTTCGCTGTTCTGCGGGTTGTTTACCCCTACTGCGCGGCAGATACTTGAGAGGCTGCGCTGGGCAATCTCAATTGCAACTGGATTAGGGTTCTTTAAATTAAGACGCTCAAATACCCTGCGGCCCTGATAGTTACCTTCAATGATTTCCATATTAAGCTCAAGGTATGACCCCGTCTGAGCCTTGGTTGGCTTCTCTTCTGTGGCAGTAATCACAGCCTTGTACCAATCCGCTGGGAGTGGTTCGTAAGTTGCTGCTGGTTCAATTTCCAGCGCGTTAAATCCATTCAAGTCCATTTGAGTTTCTCCTACTCTGTTAAATATTTAGAAAAAGGGTTGCCGCCTTCAAAGGTGAAGGGCAGCGGTTCAGTGATGTTAAACCTATTTTTGGTAACTGAGGATGCTTGTGGGAAGCATATGATCTCACGTTCACCTGTGCTTATTGCGCGTTTCTTATCTCCATCGCTACCGCGCACAAAAGTCTTGAGCCTGATTAAACCTACGAGGTCGCAATTATCAGTAAAATGAGGGAGCGACTTCTTATGGATGCGAACCGTGTATCTCTGAAACGCATCCATGTCTGGTAGGTCCATAGTCTCAGTATCGGCGTGGCCAATAAAAACCACGTTCATATTTGATTGGTAAGCCAGTGACCCCGCAAATTCTCGCACCATGCGATGCCGTTCTGCGGCAGTTCCGTATCCCGCTCCATACCCGCCACCAGCTTGATTAATGCTTTTGGCTTTAGGGTCAGCGGCTACTATCTCCGATTCGATCAGCGTAGCCAGCTGAGTTATCGAATCTATAACGAGAGTCTTAAAGTCGTGCTTCTCAGTTCCTAGAGCCTCTATGGCGTCCAGAACATCTTGGCTTGAAGTTGCCAGCGGAAATAAGCTGACGTTTTCGTTACCAGCCAAAGAGGCTGTTCCGTCTTCAGTTCTTATGAATACAGGATTAGGGAACATGGCAGCCAGAGTTGTTTTCCCCATTCCGCCCTCTCCAAATAAGGTGCAGATTATGGGTCTCTGCCCTTCTGGCTTCGACAGTGATTTTAAATTTATAGACATTGCTATGCTCCTTGAAAGTTCTTGGCCCATACACGCTTCTGTCTTAAAGAAACTTCGAGCCTTTTAATTAAATGAATAACTTCTTCCCATTTTACTTCTTTTCGGGAGCGAGTTTTTACCCCAGTAAAAGTTGATACTGCTGAAATAAGAATTTCAGTTTCTTTTTCATTAAATTTCATTACCAATCCCTTCCAAATACGAGGGCAAATACCTCGTCTAAAATTTCATCAATAGTACGCATTATACAAACTCCAAATCTGGGTGGTCGCGCCACCATTTCAATTTACGCTCCAGACGTATTTGGTCTGGGCTTTGCTTTAGGCCGTCCAAAAAGGTAACCCCTTTGAACGCCTTAATTAGCATCTCAAGCTCAACGTCAGTGAGGGTCACTACAGAACCTCTACTTTAACGCCGATCTTGCCCTGCTTAGTCTCGAACGCTGGGGCAACCTTTGCCCACATGCGATGCTCCTTCTCAGCTAAGTAGCGACAGCCAACCGAATCAGCGGCCAAGGTCACCTTAACTGGGTGCATACTCTCAGGAATTTTGTGTTTGATTTTTTCCCACGCAATTGTATCAATCTTACGGGACACAGTCTGTGTCAGCGTAATTTTATGTGCTTCTAATTTGTGGGAAACTGAGCCTTCACCCTTTGCCTCTAGGGCTGCGGTGATCTGCTCTTCTATCGCGTGGCGCTGTGCGATAATAATCTTTTCTTGCGCCTTTACTTCTAGCCATTCGGAGGCCAACCCATCGATATTGCTCACTGCAATTTCCTTTCGATTCAACTTCTTTTTCACTCTCTACAAAAATCGGTTTACAGAAATTGTTTCAGGGAGTAAAGATATTTTTGTACATAATCGCAAAAAAGGTGAAAAATGCAGAAACTAATACCAATCGACGATATAAGGGTGGCGCTACAAGATCGCCGCCTAACTGTCGTTGCGGAGCGGTGTGGACTATCCCACCCCACTGTAAAATCAATAGCCACAGGCAACGAACAAATCAGCCTAACAACATGGAAAAAACTTAGCGAATACCTGAGCGAGGCAGAATGAGTTTTCCAGTCCAAGACTACTGCTCCAAGCTAGGCTTCTATCTAGTTACAATACCCGCAGGCTCTAAAGGGCCAACTCGCTTTGGGTGGCAGCAACCAGAGAAAGCTCTGTCAGATCCAGAAGCAGCGCGTCTCTATTATGAGCAGAACCCGACCCACAATGTTGGTCTACTACATGGTGCG